TAGTGTCTGGCCAATTGTATTAATTTTTATAGCTGAAGAAAAGAGATATTTAACGTCTGAAAGAGCACCAATTCTTAAACCTGCCTGGTCGCCACCACCAGCAATTGCTGGCACTAGGTTTGCACCAACGCCTGCTGAGGCTCCACCGGTTGAGTTTGCTATTGTAACTGTGACAGTAAATGCATTTGTTGTTAAAAATCCATTGCCACCATTAATTACATTAATGTTATTGGCAAGAATTGCACCACTACCACCTAAAGCACCGACTAAGGTTATCGTTGCATTTGCTGTTCCGTTTGAACATGTGATGACATCTGTATTGCTATAACCTGTGCCACCAGCTTCTACAACAAGTCCTGTGACAGGACCTTTAATCAAGAAAACAGTATTATTAACAGTATAACCTGAGCCACCATCTTCTAGATTAAAGGAGATTGTACCATCGAGTTCTTTTAATTTTGTTACAACTACCTTACCTCGAGACCCTTTACCCTGAACTTCTAGTATGTCACCAACTGTATAACCAAATGGTGAGCTTCTATTTGAAACATCAACCTCTGTCATTGAACCAATAATCTTTGGTGAGTTGATTGCTGTTACAGATGGAACCTCACCTTCTGGTAATTTGGATTCATCAATTAGAACAACTTCATCGTGTCTAAAGTTACCAACCACATCTGTCAGATAAAAGATGTTTATGTTTTTGTTGTTGATATATTTGGTCTGGAAACTTTCAACATAGGCTCTGGCGCCAGATATACGGCCTCTAATAAACTCACCAACAAATAAACTATTAAAAGGCTTAAAGGATACTTCTAGGTAGATGTCTCTATTCCAATCACCGTCTGATAATCTAAAGACATCATCGCCTGGTTTATAAACACTAATGTTATCAGCAAACAAAAGCTGGAACAAAAGTTTTAAACCACGCTCTGTACCCTTAGACCCGTATACTTCCTTAATGTGCTTTTGTAGTAAAACCTTATCACCAGCAATATCTTCTGGGATAGGAAACATATATTTCTTTTTAAAATTGTTAATAAAGACATCTATGGTTTTATCAATATCTCTATATTCTAGCAATCTTCTGGAATCGTAGACGACCTGGTCTTGGGATTCAAGCCACTCGAAGTATGCTTTTACAAATGCAATGAATAGAGGACCCTCTTCCTTATAGATAGAGGGAAATTGATTAGCAATAAATGGCGATATGAACTTTTCTAATTCTTTCATTATGCTCTGATGCCGCGTGCAGAAACAGTTAGGTGTGCAGCTTCAACCTGAAGGACCTTATTGGCATTTGTTTCTATATCTAACTTCTTTGTTCTACCATAAATTTCCAATTCATTACCTAAACCAACATCTTCGTATACGATGGCACCAATGGATATTGTACCATTAGTATAATCTACTGTACCAACTTTATCCTTTAGTAGTTGTACTACGCCATTAACAGTAGATACAATCATTAGATTGCCTTGGGTGTCATCTTTAATCTTAGCAAGATAATCTATGTTATTTAAGTTGTATGTAAAGAGAGATGACTCAATTGTAGCAGTTGTATCTTCATAAATTTTTCTTGATGTTGATACTTCTTTCTTCAATTCATTCTCAAATGAGAAAGCAATTCTAAATGGAATACCTGTATCAACCTCAACGTGCTTAATAATTCTTAGTTCTGTATTATTACTAATAATAGCAGCTTCTGAATCATCAATTGCTTTGACAAGTTTTGAGTATCTAAGATCAGAACCAAACTTAGCAAGATTGGCATCGCCAAAATCAAGAATGGTTGATTCAACAAGAGCTTCGATATCTCTTTGCGATCTTGTTGTTTCGTTAATATTGTATAGAACTTCTGTTACAATTTCTGCAAAGAAGTATTCTGGGTCTACAACAACTGGATCAATGGAGATAGCAGATCTTTCCTTGAGGAAGTTATAAATCTGATTCTTCAGTGGTGTAGGTAACTTGATGCCACCAATCGGTTTAGCTGCAACAATTACCTTACCATACTGCTTAGGTTCTGTCTCTTCACCACCATACGCTGTAACAATTTCTAGGGATGGGAATGCTTGCTTTGTTAGAGCAATATAATCTTCTACTGTAACAGCTCTATTCTGGGTAGGGAAGTAGCGAGGCGCATTGAACTTAATTTCATCATCAGTCTCATGTTCTGCACCGGATGCGGCAGCACTAACTGTTGCTATTGCTATAGAAGGATAACCTTGGATGGCATTTGGAGCAGTGAATGCTTCAACGCCATTGGCATCAATACCATTTGTTTCTCTATAGTTTATAGTGACTAAATTACCATCTGTAAGTTCTTTACCAATATCACCATTACCAAAAACAAGTTCGTATAGATGGTCTTCGGCACCTTGTATGAAGTAAATGTTGTCTGTGTTGTTGAGACCAAATAGGAAGGTTTCTCTGTTATACTTTGTTTCTGTTGTTGCTGTGTTTGATTCTTTAATGGTAACATTAATTGAATTAATGTCTACGTTGGCAGATTGTAGTAGATAGCGCGATGATGCATTGGCTACAAATACTTCTTTGACAATATTACCTTCGTAAATTGCAACATTAGATACTGCATAGACACCATCTACCGGTCTAACAATAATTGTTTCATCTGTTGTAAAGAAGTAGGTAGTATTATCATCTGTCCTACCATTAATCTCATAGTATTTTGGAATTGTGATAGAATCAGGAGCATCGGTAGGTGTAATGGTAATATTAACATAGGCAACGGCAGCTGTTCTAGAACGTGGTGTATAGTTTAGTTCCTTAGCATGCGAAACAATCGATTCTCTAAGTTGAGATGTATCTAAGAACATCTCACTACCAACTAGGTTCAGATACACACCATTCATGAAGGTATTGTAAGCAAGAAGATCAAGCAATACAGATAAGTTTGAGCCTTCAAAATCATAGTCTTTGAACTGCTCTTGCTGGGACAGGAATGTTTTCAAGCTAGATTTGTAGTTCTGTAGATCTAGCTCGGAAGTTGTTAGGAATCCATTTGCCATATTATCTTACCCTCTCTAGAGCAACGTCTAGTGTCTGTGGTTGCTCAACCGAGTTAATTCTAAATTGTATTGTTACTTCATAAGAATTTCTGTCATAATCTGGCGTGGCAACCACTTTATCGAGGATTGCCCTGGGCTCATAATTCTTTATTGTATCTGTTATATAATCTTCTAAAACTGTTGTTGTCATGCTAGACATAGGCTCAAATAAAAGAGCCCTAATGTTTCCACCTATTTCAGGATCTAGAAGTCTTTCATATCTATTAGTCAGGACTAAACTTTTAATTGACCTCTTAACACTATCAACCTCAGTAATTCTATTAAGATCACTGTTGAAAGGATTTCTGCCAAAGTTGATACCCAAATCAGAGTACCTGACATTCCTCTTAATAAATGTTGAAGTTGTTTTTGTGTAGCTAGACATATAAAACCTCTATATCAAGGTTATTTATATTAACTATTTGCAAATACATTTGGTGACCCCTCGGTGATTGTATTCTGCTCAGGCGTACCTGTAGCGTAATGATCGTCCTTTCTTCCTATCTCTTTACCACCAATAAAGACGTTTGGAGAGTGCTTATCAAGGACCGATTCATCTGGCTCGCATCCTTTTCTTTTATGTGGGGCTATCTTATTACCTTTAACAACTATTAATTTACTGTTAGAAAATACTGAGCTAGAATTTACTTCACCTACAGCTGTATCTACTGGATTGCCGCAGCGCGCACCCACGCCAGTTGGTGAGTAAACTTTATCATCCTTTCTGGCTACAGCACTCATCCTAGTTTCTGCCCAGGCTTCAAGTCAACAAACTTGTTACGGGCATAGATACTTGGAACACTCCATGTAGCCATTGGAAGGGCATGCTTAGCCCCATCTGCATAGGCAATATGTAACCAACCAGGGCCGCCACCATTTAAATTATATTCTAGGAAAAATTGCTTAGAAATTTTACCAACAATTGGGTATATTTTAAGGGCAGCCTCATAGGCTGACATACCAAACACATTAAAGTCTACAGCTCGGCCTGTATTGTGGTCCGACTTGTTGTTTGTTCCACCACCAGAAAGCTTAACGTCTGGGGTTCTAAAGCCTGAGGTTATTGATACTCTAAACCCCGCAGCCACAATTGGTTCCATAATATTCTCAGCATGCTTAATAATATTGCATAGAATGTCTGCTGCAGTTAGACCGCCCTGGTCCCTCAACTTTCTTGTACCATTCTGTGTGTAGTCCGCCAGCGTAAAGTTTTTGGATACCCTTACCTTCTTATAATCATCCAGTAGAATAACAGAACCACACTTAACATTTTTATTTTCGCCGCCGGCAGGTGGTGTGTCAGAAGCACCTTCAACGGGTGGTGTATTGTCGGCTGGAACTAATCCATTAGATACAATAACATTATTATATTCTTCTAACGATTTTTCAACATCATCATCAAACGCATACACTTCAAATACAGTTGGGCGCCCAGCCTCAGATTTAGTAATAGTTTCTGGAGCTATAATTGCTCCAAGTGGCTTAGCTGTTGGCCTATTGAAATGAACCTCACTACCTTGCAATTCAACTGTACCACCTGAATAAATAATTGTCCCGCCACCAGTGTCGATGTTTGTTGCGCCACCAACCGCCAGATCAAAGTTGCCACCAATATCCATTTTTAGGTTACCACCAACTCTCCAGGTAGCATCCCCGCCTGTGGAAATATTTGTGTTTGTACCAGATAGAATATTAACGGCACCAACAACAGACATATTCATGTTGCCACCAACGTATAGATTTTCATTATTTAAAATAATGTGATAGCGATCCTGGGCACCTCTATGGACAATAGAACCATCTGGGTGGAATTCCACAAATGACCCCTTCCTATGAAATATTTGAACTCTTTCTGCCCCAGGTGTATCATCCATTTCAAAGACATGACCACCATCTGTTTCCATAACATGGTTAGCTGGATACCTAGCATCAAACTTTGACTCGGGCTCGGCAAACTTAGTACCATCAGCAGCTGGTACGCCCGATGTTGCCGTTGATTTTGAAAAGGCTACAGCATTTCTGTCTGGTGTACCGGCCTCGCCTCTGGCATGTCTTGGGTTTGTTCCTTCTCCAGGAAATCTTGGATGGATGCCTTGTGGGTCATAGAACCCTTCGTTTGGATTTGCTGGTTCTCCTGGCTTGCCTACCATTGAACCAAAAACTATTGGTTGCTGGGCCTGTTCTCCATCCACAAAGAATCCAATAACCCAGTCACCTTGGTTAACCATTGGGGATGACATTTGAGCTGTAGAAGAGAGGAATGGAGCCCAAGGTAGATCAGCAGTTGGCATTAAAGTCTTATCTGCTGTATGATAACCAATACAGCGGACTCTTACTCTATTGAGACTTTCTGGGTCATTGATGTCTTCAACAACACCCATGAACCAAACCATACTTTTAAAATTTGATTGACCTGTTTCCATATTATTGTCTTTGTTTAATTAAGTTACTATTAGTGTCTCTTCTAAAGTTAGAAATGTCAAGCTCATATCCATCCTTAAATAAATCAACAACTGTCTCATATGTTCCAGCGTCTAGAACAACATGCTTAACACTACCAACTAAAAATTTACCATTTAAAAACGGATCTCGTTGTTCTATATCAGATGGATTAGCCTGGGCAGCTTTGAGCTCAATTATGTCGCCCGGTTTGATTTTTGGATTACCAAGCACTCTACAAGATATAACAGTTTGATTCATTAACTGATATTGTGCCTGCGATGGACCTCGTTTTAAACTAATAAAATCTTCTTGTTGATCGTATGATTTACTGCTGCATCTTGGAAAGACATTCTGCTCTTCATCGGTTGTGCGTTGCTCATCTCCAACAAGATTGTCAATTTCATCCATATCAAATTTCAAATTTTCACCCATCAACAATATATCTTTAAAATTATCCTTGAGTTTGAATGTTTTCTTTTCAATCTTTCTTGATATAAAATCAAAGGTTAGTGTTTGGTTTTCAAGCACACCCTCTTCAACCTTTTGACTTTCATTGTCTGTTGTCTTAACTTCAAATTCAAGAATTCTAAAATAATCTTGGTCCTTTGATTCTTCACTTCTATTCTTATCAGCAGGAATAATATAATTAAATGTATTAGCATCCTGAACTATCTTTCTTAGAGACTTATACACAACACCTTGTCTTGTTTCATAGAAGAAAAAATTATTATCTCCAGCTTTGTTTGCAGGTGATACTGCCTGGCTGTTTATTCTTTCAATTACATCAAAGGGTTGTAAAGAAGAAGCTGATATGTTTAAAACACCAAATGTTTCTTCAATATTGTTTGCACTAACCTTACCAGGTTCAAGATCAAAAAATTTATCACAAATCTGTTGTATAATTTCTGATGCTTTACCATTAAATGATCTTTTAATCTTTGACTTTAGAGCCATAAACCCAATTTTAGATACAGCTCTAAATGTAAAAATTTCACCTTTGCCGCTGACAAGTTTTGTACTGCCACTAACTGACTCAATGTAAAACTCACCAGAAATAATATCATCTAAGGAATCTTCTGGTTGTTTAAATAAGTCAATTTTAATAATATCACCAGCTTGTAGACCAACTGTTTTTACAAAAGTTGCACCATCAAAGATCTGTCCTTCAACATACATAAATTTTGAGAACATGCCTTCAAATAAAGAAAACCTTTGAAGGTATGTTGTAAAATTAAATTGAGCCTTAGAATTATTTGTATTTTTAATTAATAACGCCTTATAGCCAAATTGGTCAACCTGCTTGTTATTAATGATAAATGGCTGGCCCACAACATCCTGTGCTGTCATACTTTATTAACCTTCTTCAGTACTCTTTCTAACTCAAACGATACATCAACTACTACTGATCTGTCAAGAAGTTTAATTTTTCTTTTTTGTTCGTTTTGAATAATTTCATAATTATAATTAGATATTGGCTGCCATCCTGTTCTTTCTCCAGCCGATATATTGTCATACGTTGTTTTTGTCATATAGTAAGAGTAGTTAGAATTGCGGTAATATGTACTCAATGCTATGTTCATTGCTGTAGCAATACTACCATACTTCTTTATGATATACTCATCAAAAATGCTATCATCCATTGGCCAATCATAGTATGGATCAACAATATCATTTACTAAGAAAATTAACCAAACATATTCTACTGATCCATAGTAATCATAGGCAAGAGATGTTGGTGTCTCTCCTGCTTTGATTGTATATGGGTAATAGGCATCATAAGATTCAATTAGGTTCTTACTAATTTTAGCTTTAAGAATTATGTTCCTTAAAGCATGTTCGTTATATTGAACAACAGGAAAATTTTTGAAATAGTTTACTGCCATTAGGTACCCCCACCATTTAGGTATCTTTCAGTTGGGTTATCCACACCAGATCTTAGTTTGTTACCAGGCTGCTCAGCATTTGGCACCGATTCGACACCTTCTGGTGATTGTGGACCACTTAAATTATCCATATTATTAAATTCAGCTTGATATGATGATCTTGTCAACTGCTCAATTTCACTTAATTCAATTTGTAGTTCAACAGCTTGCGGCGCACCAACTAATTTACTTTCTGCTGTATTCTTAAAGAATGATGGTACATTCTGGGGTGCATAGTTAACTTGAATTCTTTTAATTACACATCTTGCAAATCCATATAACGCATTTGTACCAAAGAACAATACATCTACTTCATCTGGCATACTGAGGAATGTGCTACTTGCAGTGCTACCAGGTAGGGCATGAAACTTCAGCTCACTTATAATCTTTGCGATCATTACCGAGTCTTCAGGTGTTTCTGGTGTAAGCCTAAATGTAAAATTATGTTGTCTAATCTCGACATTCTTAAAGATGGCAGTCTGGAATGGATTAGGAACATTGCCGGCATTGAGGTTTAATAAGCCACCAACTGCACCTGACACTTGGGCTACTGATCTTAAAACATACTCTGCTCCTCCTGCCACATCTATACTCCCCACGGCCCCACTTGCAGCGGCTGCATCTTGGGTATTTAAAAAGGTCTTTAAAGCTTCACCTGTTTTTGCACCAGCTTGAAACCCCACTGCAGCTAATCCTAAATCAGCAGTTTCGTAGTTGATGCCAATGCTATCAACTAGGTTTTCTGGCAACGGTAAAGCAATATGGGCTTGGGTGACATCTGTTGCAATTGTAGACTTTCCACCAGGTCCACCGTAAGTAA